TGTAGGCGCCACGAAGAGCCGCTTCATCGCGCATGAAGTCGCCCTTGTTATAGATGTAGAAAACGTCGGACTGACGCTTGACAGGAACGATGGGGAAGACTTTGTCTGCGATGAACGCATCCGCTTCCTGCATGTACGCAACAGATACGTTGGTCATAGCCCTGTCGATATGTGCATCCTGCATCTTAGGCATAGCTTATTCTCCTTTCGTTCCCTAGTTGATCTTGATTGAGATCAGGTCACCATCTGCAGCTGCAGAGGTGATAGCGATACCGGCAACAATGGTACCGGGCGTAACTGCGAACGGGGTCAGCTCAGCCTGCGTGTCAGCAACAGCCGCGATTGCCTTGCCAGTAGCATCAGAAGAAACAAGCGTGCCGGAGAAGATCTCTTCAGCAGCCTCGACCATGACGATACCGTCACAGATCTCTGCAACTTCGCCACTTGCAGTCTCGTTGTACGAGGCACCGATAACAGGGTTTGACGTACCCGCGACAACCGCGGCCTCGTTATCTACACCAACGAAACGATGAATCGGAATGGCACCTCCAGCAGGAAGGCTGAAACGAAGAGCCGGGATTTCATACGCGTTCATCTACTTTGCACCTCCCTTAAGGTACTCGTTGTAAAGCTCAGGACGGGTCTTGATGATTGCGGTGATGGCCTGCGGCTTGGTGAGGCCAGCGCCAGCGTCGGACTTCATGAACTCTTCCGCAGCCTTATCGATGGGCTCCCATGCAGCATCACTTGACGCAGCACTCTCAGTGCTTCCAGCGGCCTTGCCAACCTCACCGAGAACAGTACCCTCGATTGCAGTTGCGACCGTAGTCAGCATCTCCACGAGAGTATCGTCTGCGGTCTTGAGGATGTCTACAAGTGCAGCCTGCTCGATAGGAAGTGCCTTGAGGACGGCAGCCTTGGCGACGGCAGTCGCGTTATCTTCGGCTTCCTTCGCCTTGCGAACCACATCCTCAGCAGCTTCCCGCTTCGCGCGCTCCTTCGCAAACAACTCGCGAGCAGCCTCGGGCAGTGCCTTGACAACCTCTGCTTCGTCGAATGAAGCAGCCGCCTTTTCAGCCTCTGCCTTTGCAGCATCCTCGCGCGCTACACAGTCAGGGCATCCAGCAGCCGCCGCATCCGTTGCCTTCTGCAGATCTTCCGTAAGCTGCTCGTTCTTAGCAACAGCATCCGTCAGGTCTGTAGTCGCCTTAGCAAGCTCTTCAGCGGCCGTATCAAGCGCCTTCTGAATCACTTCTGCGTGCTCAGGCTTCATCTTGCTTACAACTTCAGTGATGTCCATATCTTCTCTCTCCTTCCTTTTATAGATTTGTATGAAAGATGCACTATTTGCACCTTCATCCACCAGGTCGACTCGGTCTATAACCAAGTCTTCAAGCATGTAGGGCACTTGCATCACCCCCTACTTTCATTATACGCTGTTTGGACAAAACATATGGCGCTAAAGCTTAATGCGCTTAGCGTCTCCCTGGATTGAAAACATCCGGTACTTGCCAGCCTTCACATCTGCCCATACCTCTGGGTTAGTGATGGTATCAAGCTTTACGGTAATGAACCAACCTTCTGGTACACTACCTTCTGGTATTCCGATGGCCTCCTGTTTCTCTTTGGTAAAAACGATGGACTCAACTACCATGCCAGTAGCGCCGCCAAAGTGCATAACGCCGCTCTGGCGGTAGTCTGCCATAAAGTTAATAGCAGCCATCTCCAGTACCTCTGGTCTAATGCAGTCATCCTGCCAATCCAGCGGCAAGCTACCATTGGCATTCTTGGACACGTTCGCCCAGCCGCTTACAAGACCAAGATCAGATGCCTTGGCTATCTTGAACGACATCTCGACATGCTCACGAGGTTCATCGATGTAGACGCTATCTTCCACTTTAATCACCCCCAGGCGTGGCAACTTGGTCACTACCCTCAAGGTCGTTCTCGGCAGTATCGTCTTGTTCATCTGTCTTTGCCGCAAGGTCTGCGGCATCCTTAGCCGCATCAGCGGCAGCATCTGATGCTTCCTTTGCCGCTGCCGCAACTGCCTCCGCACTTTGTGGTTTGTAGGTTTCCTCGAACAGTTCGTCATCAAGGTCAGGCGCACCGAGTATCTGACGCAAGTGATTTTGCAGTTCCTTGTCACCTGCGATATTGAGACCCATTGCCCTAAGGACTAGTGCAAGCTCCTTAAGTGACGGAGTCTGGATCTCATCAAACTCGATGCATGGGTTAGCGGTGATACCTGGGAAGTTGTTGAACAAGAACAGGTCAGCCACTGCTTTGCTGTTAAACACATCAGCAATGTTCTGCAGCTGCGCCTGAAGTGCCGCAGCTAGCATTGACTGCTTAGTATCAGCAAGTGCAAAAGACCCTGCCTTCGTACTACCGATAAGCACGATGTCGGATAGCAGTGTAATTGCGATCCTGTTGTCATACCTATCGATCGTAGCTCCGATGTCTATCTGCCGTGAGGAACCGGAAGTGAGTAGTGACAAGTCCCAACCATACGGGAGTAGCACACCCTCTTCACTATCACGACGCACAGAAGAAACCAACTCCTCTGCTTTAGTCTTCAGTGCAACCATTGCAGGGTTATCTGCTTCCCATAGGTCAAGGCCCTCAGGCGCTGTTAGAACCGGGAAGCCTGCAAGGTCTCTCTCAATGCCAATGCCCTCAATCTCCTCAAAGTGCTTCTTGAAGAACCAAGGACGATATGCATTGCGCAACAGAGACTTACCTTCAGGGTTGTCCCTGCTCATGCGCGTACGAAACAGCATACCCTTTGCCATTGGGATTGTTACTAGCCTATAATCAGGCTCTGCACGCTGGACGAATGCTACGACATCGCCATCTTCGTCGAAGGTCCATTCATGAAGCGACATCTGAGACCTTACCGGCATCCTACGCCAGCCTATTCTACCGTCAGTATACTTGCTCCTGTACTTCGGGTTTGTCTCAGTAGGTCCTCGCCGCACCTTGTAGACAATCTCATGGAAGCTGAAGCCGTAGGAAAGCATGGACAACACTTCACTTATAGTGTTAGCCCATGACATGTCCATATCATGCAAGCATTCCAGTAGGAATGCAGCTGCTGCCTTATCTGCGTCTGTCTCGCCACCAGGAACTACTCGTACCTTTGTACCCCTGATAAGCATCTCAGCAAGATACAGAATAGAGCCGATTACTGGATCGTTATCAGCCATTTCCTGGTATATCTTGCCAGCCCACGGCCAACGCAGCTCAGGCATGAACTCTTCGTACACGTACTGGCCGTAACGTCGCAGGCCTGTCGTACCCAACTGCTTGTAGTTTACTACCTTACCAGTCATGTTTTCACCTCCCCTGTTTCCAGTAAGAACCGCCAGACTTCTTTACGCCGGATGGCGCCCGAACAAGTGCTGGTGCCCTGAAGTAGTTAAAGGCACCTGAGAAACCGTCTATCGTGTCATCCTTTACTCCGTAAGGAAAGATGTTCGCCTCGTCCTTAAACGCTGTAACATTTCTACATCTGTCGGAGATCATGACACGCCCAGCCTGCGATGCAGCAGACGCTGCACCTGCTCGTTCTACCTTAGAGCCTGTAGAACGTACACCAAGGAAGTTATAGCCATTAAGCACGTTCCTTGCGTAATGGTCTTCAGTGATGTCACCTGAAGAGCCTGGCTCCTTCTCTTGTCGGATAGGCACACTGTAGCCGTCAGCAGCCGCTGTTAACGCAATAAGCTGTTCAAGCTCATGCGGCGTCTTCTGTACCCGAACAATGTCCTCTATCCAGTACATTCCTTGGTAGTGCGCGAGCTTGAAACCTACAGTGTAGTCAGGGTCTCGCTTGTTCTTGCCCTTACGCTTCTTAGGGTCTGTTGAAGCCATATCCCAGAAGCGGACTCGCTGTGCGTTTATCGGTATATCTTTTGCAGGTACCGTGTTAAACCATGTACTACTGAAAATGTCGCCAGACTGCTTGATCTCCCAGTTACCATTCAGTAGCTGCTCACGTTCTACTGGGTCGAGCTCGTCTAGCGTAGCCGCGTACTCTTCGTAGTCAAGATGCGGGTTATCACGCAAACCTGCTCCAATGAATATACGACCTTTATCAGGGCCTTCAATGAAGAATCTCTGGTAGTAATACTCGCCGTACATACCACCAGGGTTAGCCGTTGCTCTGAACCGCAGAGGGACCTGCAGACTCTTCGTCTTACGAAGTCTGGAGAACAAGTACCGGTAGTTTGCAGGGTCTATGTGCGTACACTCATCCATGCCAATGTACTGAAACTCTGCACCTTGATACCGATAGCAGTCGTTACCAGACTCGAGGTACCCGAAGTTCACGGTAGCTCCTGATGGAAACTGCCACTGCTTTTCCTTGTCCACCCACTTGCATTCTTTGGTCTCTACGAACGGCATGAGCCATTCCTTCGACATGTCAATGAGCGCGCCTGGTAGTGCAAGGTCCGCGTAGGTCTTGCGGAACAGAATAGCTGAGTATCCAGGTACATCTACAAACTGTAGAGCCGCCATCAACTGTGCTACAGACTTTCCACCGCCTGCAGCACCACCGTAGAGAATCTCTCTAGAGCTATTCATAAGCAGGAATGCTCGCTGCTTAGGTGTCGGGTCTAACGGTATGTACTTGGTCAACCTTGGCGTTAACGCCGCTTGCAACTGGTCTACGTCAAGAGTCTCCAAGTCAAGGAGACTACTCATCGCACCCTCCAGCCTGTCGCATGATAGTACGCCACTTGAAGATTCTGTTCAGACGTTCCTGGCTAAAGAACGGCTGCTTCATGTACCAGTCCTTAAAGTCATCGTCGTTCTTAGAGCTGTTACACGACGGGCACGCGGGCACAATGTTTCCGCTTTCCGTCTTTCCACCTTTACTGACCGCAAGGAGGTGGTCACGAGTCAGTCGCTTGTCCTTACGTGGAGTACCGCCGCAGAACGCGCACTCTCCACCAAAGTAAATCAGAATCTCTTTCCAGTCATGGTGACTGAGTTCCGGTGCTTCCTCGCCACGGCGCTTCTGTCCACCGATAAAGTCAGAGTGCCTCTTCTTGACTTTACCCTTGTTCTCGTCACGGCGAATACCGTAGCAGGTCTTGCAGTCAAGTCGATACGCAACATGACCCTGCGCGTCTGTTCCGTTCTTATGAAAATCAATCTCCATGCACTTCGTCTGTCCGCAAAACACACACTGACGAATGTGGGAACCACCATCTACACGTGTGGTGACTGACTCGTACCTGCCAGCCATCCGAGTATTCCTCGTCATTAGTTCTCCTCGGCTAGTTCCATCGATGAAGTGTTACCCGACTCGTCTACCATGACTACTTCTGTAGTCTGCTTGACTCCTACCTTCGTCACTGTGCCGAGCGCCCCAGCCTTCAACAGGATGTTAACAACTTCCTGCAGGTCCGCCTGATTAGTCGGTGCCTTCTTCAGGTCAGGGTTCTCAGAGTCTACGAGGAGGATGTTTCTCTGCTCCTCTTGAGCCAGCGTATCAATCCGAGCATTCTTCTCAAGCTCCGCTGAGAGCTTGAGTAGCTGAACCGCATCGCCCGGCTTCATCTCAGCAATGCTCATGGTATCTACAAACAGGTCGACCTTCTGGCGAATCTTCGTGGCGAGGTCGATGTGACTCTTGTTCATGCTCAAGATCTCGTCTCGCCTTTGCAGCATCGTGATGTCGTCAACGTGCTTCATCCAAAGCTGCATGCGAACAGGGAACGTCCAACGTTGCGACACCTTCCTCACAACCGTGTAGGTGGTGTCTAGTCGCTTCGCCACGTCACCGTACGTCGGTCTCTTACCTGGATAGGAGTCGCGATACGTCACCCAGATAGTATACTCCCATTGAGTTTCACCAGGCTGCTGCAACCAGGGGTCAATGCCTGACTCCTTTGCGACCGTCAGCCAATCTTGATGCTGGTGGGAATACGTAAGCCTTGTATTCTCTACCCTTGCGCAGTCAAGACACATGTGCCTGTCGAGTAGATTGACAGGCTTTTCTTGCG